CGCGAGGTAGTACACAGCGGCCCAGGTGTTCACCCCGCCGCGGTGCGACTTGATGTGGTCGTGCACGTCGATCGCATCGTCCGCGACCATGACGTTCGCCCAGGCGTCAACCGTCCACGCGCCGGCCGGGATGACACCGCGCACGAACTCGACCAACGCCTGGGCTTCCGGGCGTTCGTGAAAATCCTTCGGACCGGACCAACCGGTCCCGACGCCGAGTTTCCAGTTGGGGGCCGACTGGCGATCCGCATAGACAGCATGTAGCAGTGCCCCGCGGTATTCCTGCGAGGACGGCCAAATGCTGATCTGGATCAAAGCGCTTCGTACGCCGACAGAGTGATGTGAAAGAACCCGTCGCTCGTGCCCGTGCAGGTGTACCCGCGAAGCTTCATGATCGTTTTCGGACTGGTGATCGTGAGGGGCGCGTTGTCCGAGGGCGACGAACGAAGCGGGGGCTCGAAAGTGAGGGTCATGTTGCCGGAGCCATCTGCCGTCGCGTCCGCATTGGCCTCGTACAAGTAGTCGCCAAGTTGGAAGAGGTCGCCGGTCAGGAACGTCGCGCCGGCCGACCAGCCGTCCGTCAGCAGCGTCGTGCCGACTTGACTGCCGCCCTTGACCAACGGTGTGCCGCCGGCGGTGCCAGCGGGGCCTGAGTAAAACGGGTCGCCCTGGCGAAAGCTGCCGAACTGACCCTTCATGGAATTAAGCTTCGCGCGCCACTCGCGCATTTGGGCGCGGGTGAGCGGGGGCAACGTGAACTCCCCTACCCACATCGCCGCGTCGCGCTCGATGGCCTGCGTCGAGCGCGTCATGGGCGACATGGAAATGGACGTAAGCGGCTCTAGCCGGAAGTCCGCCTCCTGATAGTTGGCGGGCGACGACGGCAGCGACGTGGGGAACGAGGTCACGCGCGGCCTCGTGCCCGCGAGCGGCCGACGGCGGCAACAGCGCGCGTCTCGATGGACGCATTGACCGCCCGAAGGCTGGCCGTCAGCCGAGCGATGGCCGCCTTATCCGCGCCCTTCGCGTCGATGTAGACCGTGGTGCCGCCGCCAGAGCCGAGTTTATTGTTCGCGGTGATGTTGCCGCCGGCAGACGGAGTGAACATCTCGGGGCCGTTCTCGCCCACCAGGTAGGACATGCCGGCCGACACCGGGCCCCCGGAAGCGCGGGCGCCACCGAAGTTGGCCCACATCCCGCTCAGCCCGCCCGAGATGGCGTCCACGATCGGCGTGGCGACCATGCGGTTCATCAGCATGCGGGCGATCTCCATGCCGACGGCGCGGAGGGCGTCCTTCAAGGAGCGCACCTTTAGGAGTGCGTCCGTAAGGGCGTCAGCGCTGGATTCTTTGATGTGGTCCCAGGCGCGCTTGCCCTCTTCCTGAAGTTCCTTCCACTGCTCGTGGACTTCATCGCGCTCGATCGGCTTGAACATTTCGCGCAGCTTGGCGATGTGATCTTCCCAGGCGGCTTCATCGAACGCTTGGTTGAGGCCGTCGTATTGGGCATCCGACCACGCCTTCCACTCTTGGTAGACTTCATCGACCGCGATACCGACGCCGTTTAGCGCGTCCTCCTGCGCCTGCAGGCTATGCACCATCTGCATGATCTGCATGCCAGCTTCGGAATTGAGGTCAACGCCTGCCTTGTTCAGTTCGTTCCAAACGCGCTGCTGCAGCGCGGTGCGGCCGACTTGCTCCTCTTGGAACTTGAGGGCGGCGGCGACCTCATAAACACGGTCCCGCACGACCGTGTTGTCGCGCACCCACTGATCGTAGACCTCGTCATTGAGGAGGCCCGGGTTCATCCCATCCTTCGACCGACCGGCGAGAATTTTTTCGATTTCAGCGCGCGTCCTACGGGCATCTTCGAGTGCCTTGCGCGTCAGCGTCTCGTCACTGCCAGGCATCTTTGCCTCTTCGGCGGCGCGGTGTGCGTCGCCGTCGTAGCGCTTGAAGATGCCTCCTAGGACTGGCGCCGGCTTCGCGGACGAGATCTTCCGCTTCTCAAGGTCCGCTAGCTTCTTCTCCAAATCGGAGATGTTGCTGATCTGCTGGGCAAGAGACTTACCCAAGTCCTCGATGGACAGGGACTCCAAACCGAATGTCTGCTGCATCCGCTCCCGGAGAGGGGGCAGTAGGTTCATCCAGTTGGCGATCGACTCGGCCAGCTTCTCGCGAATGCTGAATGCGAGGATATCGACCTGGCGTGCGGCGGCTGCCGCTTGCTGGGCCATGTCCTTATCCACATGAACGCCGAGCTTCTGAGCCTGCTCCGTCATGTCGCGCATGGTGCCCAGGGCGCCGCGGACAGCGGCACCAACGGACTGAATGCCCATGACAGCCAGCGCGCCGCGAAGCACAAAGGTTTGCAGGCCAGTGGCGGCGGCGCGGAACCCCTTTTCCATGACCGCCAAGTCGCGGTTCATGCGCGCGGCGGCGGAGCTAACAGCATCCACCGCTTTGCCCATGTCGCGCTGAAACGTCGCCGTGTTGGCCGACAGGTCGATGTTCAGGCCGCCGACGGTCTGTGCCATGGGCTACTCCTGCGACCGCTTGGGGTGTCGGAACAACGCGCGGACCTGATCGGCAACGGATGCCGGGGCCGCTTCGCCTCGCTTGGCGAGGAAGTCTTTGATCGTCTTCGGGAACGACTTTACGCGCCCGAGGTAAGCGGTGATGTGCGCTTGCAGCATCCGGCCGTCGTGCTGATCGGCTAGGAGCTCGCCATGGGCTCGGGCTACGACGCGCAACTGAAACGGCGTGACCGTCCAGAACTCAGATGGCGCCAAGCCGCAGCGATGTGCCACGCCTAGCGCCTCTTCGATTTCGTCTACGGGGTCGCCGGGCTCGGAGGGTTTGCGCCCGCGTCCTGCGGCGGCCCCTTTTCACCCCACATCGACCACAGGATGGTGTTTTGCACCGCGGCGATAGTGACGCCGACCGGGGGGGACATCTTCAAGACATCGGATGCGACTGTGCCGGGGTGGTGCCGCTGCAGGAGGATGGCAAGCAGCCGGGACAGCGGGTCAAGGTTGTCCTCCTGCGTCGCGGCGTTGATCGCCTCCGCGGCAGCATCGGAGACCGACTTGCCGAAGGCCGAGCGGATCGCGGCGCGCGCCTCGTAGTCGAGGCGGACCGTGTACGTCTTGCCTTCGGCATCCGGAAACGTGGCGTCGGCGGTGTACTTGTTCTGCATCCGCTTACGCCCAGGTCGTGTTTCCGCTGACCTTCAGCGTGAAGTTCAGCTTCGTGGTCTGATCGATGGCGACCGAGATACCGTAGGCGGTCACGAGCGCCGAGAACGTGACGGTCTCGACGGGCGCGGAGTCAGTCAGGCTCAGCTTGTAATTCTTGGCCGTGCCGGCAGTGAACGCCGTGTACACCGCGTCCTGGGCCGTGTCGGCGGGGTCGAGGTTGCACTCGACGTTGATCTCGCCCGCGTCCTCAAGGCCGCGAATAAACGTGCGCGCGGTCGAGGAGAGGTTGGTGGTGTCTGCGACCGCGGCGGTCTGATTCGGACCGCTGATCGAGACCACTTCACCGATGGTGGAAAACACCTCCGGGCTGGCGCCGTCGCCAACCCCCAAGGTTGTGCCGTTGCCGATCATCGCAGTCATGGGATTGGCCTCCTGAAACGAAAAACCCCGGCGCAAAGGCCGGGGTTCGTGGGCAGATCAGACGTGTGCGGGGGGGCTACGAGGTCGCTTCCGCGTGGCTTATGATTAAGTCGATACTCACGCGGTGAAGGATCGGCGTTGCGGTCGCATCAACAGAGTCGCGTTCGTCAACGGACGTGACGCCTTTGATCGTCTCGCTCCCGACTGTGGCGTGGTAGCCGTCGAGCGCGTAACGCACTTGGTCAGCAACAGCCTTTGCGGCGGATAGCGACGCCTCCGCGTAGCAGTCAAACTGGAAACGAGGCTGGCCCGTTCCCGATGGGCCGGCCAGCGAATGCACGCGAGAACCGCTGATACGGTTGAACACGACGAAGGGCGCAGTCGGACTCGGCGGCGCCTTGGCGTAGTAGACACGCGTCGATGTCAGCGCGATCAGGCCCGCGAAACCAGACAGCCGCGTGTAGATCGCGTCGGTGATCAGGCTCATTTCAGACCGAACGACTTGCGCGCTTTGGCGTACGGACCGGCCAGGATGGCGGCTTCTTTCTCAACGCCCTTGCCGAGCGCCTTGCCGACTTCACCGATTGCCTTCCCGGCGGTCTCATCGAGAGCCGGGCGCATGAACGGCCGAGCCGAGATGAACCGGGTGCCGAACTCGAGGAAGTTGCCCCAGAACGCCTTGCCGGTATTGATGACGACACGGACAGACGAAGCGTTGTTGCCGCGCGCCGCGGTGACCTTGATGTTGTCGCGAAGGTGGCCGTACTTGCCGGCCGCCTGTTCGGTACCGAAAGGAGCCCGCGCTACTGCCGCGTCCCGAATGACATTCGCGCCCTTGCGGGCTGCGGCCTGCAGTTGCCGCTTCTGCGTGCGGTCCGGAAGCTGCTTCAGCACCTTGTTGATTTCCGAGGCGCCGGTGATCTGGGTTTTCAGGATCATGCCGGGCGGACCTTGCAGAAGACGTCCTGGCCCATCTTTAGGCCGATCTCATCAATGCGGACGATGTCGTACACGGTGTTGTTGTACGAGACGCGCATCTTGGTCGTGAGCGTCGAGAGATACCAAATGCGGAACCGCACGTCGGCAATGACCGAAAGCTGATCCGCAGAGAAGAACTCCCCGCCCGCGACTGGCACGATCTGCGCCCACAGCGTGGCGTGCGTTCCCCAGGAGTCGGTGACTTCGCCCGAGGCGTTGCGGCTCGTCGTCGTGGATTGAATGACAATCCGGCGATTGAAGGTCCCGAAGCGCATCTAGAACTGCAGGACCCGATACGGTGCCAATAGGTAATCAACCGTCAGCGGGATTTCCGAGACAATGTTGCCGACGTTGACGGGCGAACCCTCCACCCGGCGGAGACCCACCATCAGGAGGATGGCCTGCCGGATCGGCCGCGGCACCACGCCGAGATAAAACTGCGCGCCGGTGCCGGTGCCAGTCCCGGTGATGTCGATGGCTGCGCCGCCCGAAGTCGCCGCCAGCTTCAGCGAGACGCCAGCGACAACGTCGCGCGCATAGTACGTCGTGTTTTCCGCCAGGCCCGCGGGTAGCGCGCAGCCTTCGGGGCCGGACATCGAAAGTTCGACCGAGTCGCCGTCGGACAGGAGGTGCCCCGGCGCAGTGATCAGATCAGTAGTCGCGGCTGTGAAGCGTGTTGCGTAGCCGCACGTATAGGTGACGGTGACCGCGTTGTAGTCCTCGCGTGTGGCCGGGTAGACCTGACCGAACGCCGGGTGAATACGCGCGGGCTCGGAATAGCGATCGACCGTGTAGTAGGACGACGCCCACGTTTGCGCGTCGCCGTTCGTGTCGTTGTAAGCGATCGACGTTACAGCCCGCAGTGGCGAAGAGTCCGGCGGCATGATTATGCGTGGAAAGCGATCCAGGCGGAGCACGTTGGTGCGAGTGATCAGCGCCCGGCGCAGCCACGCCTCAACACGCTGCGTTTCAGACGCAATGAGAGCCGTGATCTTCGTGTCGAGGTCGGTGGTATCAACGCCAAGGTGGTTCTTCGCCTCCGCCAGCGAGATCGGATCGGCCAGCGGGGCGACGGTCGTGGTGAGGTTCACGGGCTAGCGAATCCACAAGATGGTGGAGCCGCCCTTGGCGCTGCCGGCGTTCGTCACGGCGAGCGTGAGTTTCGAGCTCGCCACTGCGCCGAGGCCGTCCTTCTTGGCCTTGTACGAGTTGGCGGAGTTCGAGATGTCCGCGCCCAGGCCTAGCAGGATGTCGTGGTTGTCCGCGTCCTTGACGACGACGTCATAGGAGTTGGTCGGCTGCGTGCCGCCCGCGTCGGGGATCTGAAAGATGGCGATGATCTCGCCGTCGTAGGAGTTCGTGGTGGTCGCGTCCGCCGCGCCGCCGGCCGAGCTCACCCAGGTAAACGTGACCTTCTTGACGGTGCCGACGGCGTTCTCGGTCGTGGTGACGGTTCCGGCCATGCGCGCTCTCCAAAAAGAAAGCGCCGGACCCCGCGAAGGAGTCCGGCGCTATTGCGTTGACCGTACGAGCCGACGACCGGATCGAGGATGCCGTTCTTGTCGAGGTCGTTCGAGCAGTACACCTCGAAGCTGGCACCGTTCGGGAAGTCGTTGATCGTGGTCACGGCGGCGACGTCCGCGTAGATGCGGCTGTCCAGATGCAGGCCCGTGGCGCCCGATGCACCGATGACGGCGGATACGAGCGACGCCGAATAGCCGGTCAGGTGGATGGCGTTGCGCTGAAGCACGTTACGGCGGCAGTTCGCATCCATGTTGATGACCGAGGAAATCGCCGCGTCGTTCAGCGCCAGCACGAAGATGTTGTCGTGAATGTACGCATCCACGACCGCCACGAGCTCGATCCACTTCTGGGCGGAGGCGGCAGCCGTGGAGGCGTAGTGGCGGCAGTTCTTGATCTCGAGCCGGTCGCAGTCCGTGTCCGTGAGGATGAACTGCAGGGCTTCCTTCGTGGAGCCCGGGTCAACCACATCGACGGCGTCGAGCGTCAGATCGGACGCGCCGGCCGCGTTGATGAACTTCACCAGTTCATTGACGGTGGACTTCAACTGGATGTTACGGACCGTGATCTTGTCCGCCGAGATGACCATGGTCGAGTCAGTGGCGCTGAAACTGAACAGCGGGCGCAGCGCGCCGGTGCCGAGGCCAACGACCGTGACCGCGTCGATGTCCATGGTGACGCCACCGGCCGCGGCGATCGTCTCGGCATGGCCGGGCATGACGTACACAACGTCATCGGCGCCCACGAGGTCGGAAGAGAATGCGTAGCCGAGCGTGGCGAACGGCAAGTCGGGGTTACTGCCGTGGCCGACCGTGTCGCCCTTACCAGCGGCGCCGGAGTCCACGAACCACACGTT